CGCGCGTATAATGGGAAATGTGGTGACGATATATGTTTTGAAAAGGTTACGTTATAATGTTATCGGTTACGATATTTTAATCTGGTTACAATGATGGCGTATGACAATTACCATTGAATGCGGAATATAGTTTCCATAAGGCTTGAATATAATCATCCATTCATAATATGTCTAATCTTGTCATTTGGTTATGTTAATCAGGGGTTGATAAAAACCAATTCGCAAAAGATAAAAGGAGCATGAAATTATTTTCGGTACGCAGCATTCAAAGATGGTTGTTGCTATCGAGTTACTTACAATAATAATGTTTGCTTTCAGTTAGATACGATATTTCATATAACAACCTGACTTCTTCGCATGCGAATCTATAAAAAAAGCTCCCGACATATGTCAGGGGCTTCGGGTGGTTTAGTTTGACGGGACGAGTGTTTACGTCCAGGGACAAGGCTCCACGCCTAGGGAACTATCGTGAATGTATAGAGAGAAACCAGTCGATTCGACATCACGCCGAACGGTACTGATCAGCGCGGCAGCGCGAGCCGTTGTACTTTCCAGTAGCTCCACGATACCAACAACATTTAGTTTGACCTGATTATTCATGTTACACCCCCGATGCAGGCAGGCGGGCGGAGAAAAACAATACAAACTTCCCCGCGAATAGCTTTCGGGCTTCGCGTTCGGTATTGGCAATAGCAGATAAGTAATGGATGCGGCGTTTTTTATCGGTGCGTACGATCGCCGCAAATTTAAACCTGTACATATGGTGTTCTCCTCATCAGAAAGAGAGTCACCACCGAAAGTTCTCACACTTAAGAGGGTGGTGATCCGAACGAGGGTGAGAAACCGGAACCATATGAAACCCGGCCAGCCGAAGCTGCCTCGCCGGACCACCATAATTTTGGCGTATGCGGGCATTGGACACAAAAAAACACGCTGGCGCGTGTTGTGTCGCCATATGGTTTCCAGGTTCTCACACCCGGCTACAGATTTTGCTGCAGCGACACAACACTAACTCCTGAAACAACTACATGTCAATAACGTTAATTTGTTGGTGGATACGTTTTTCTGAACACATCAAAAACCTTATCCGTATCTACAGTGACAGGCTCATCAAGGTAATAAACCTTTCCTTCCCTGAAATGCTCGCCATACTGCATGGCTTTGCCATTTGCCGGATAAGCGATATAAGCAGGACCGCTTTTGTCTATAGAAAATAATGGCATTGGACCATTTTTCTGATTTCTGTCAAAGCAAAGGACAAACCATTGTTGGTTGTATTGCTCCCAATAACATGGCAGTCCAACCCTCTCATTGAGTTCTACATAGATTTGAGCTTTCGCAAATGTCACATAATCAGGAGCATCCGGCGTGTTGTCGTCGCATCCAGCTAAGGTCAGGGCCGCTAAGCCAATTGCTACCATCTTTATTCTCATAACCACTCCATTGTTAATAGTAATTTTTATTTTGTGGTTATTTTTCCCGCAGTGTCACAAGTATCTTCTCAAAGTGCCTTATTTTTTATATGTATCTAATCGTATAGACAACGTAAAGACGACGCAAGCTTTACATGCGCTTTACATCGTAAGCGCCTTGCGCTATAACAGCAGCATTGAACAATCCGACGAACATAACAAGACAAGGGGTTTACGATGGAACAGAGACGCGCTTTCACGCTTGCGGTCGGCTCGGACAGTGGTGGGGTGGGGAAAAGCACCTACGTGGCCAATCAGGCCGCTATGCTGGCGAATAAAGGTGTTTCAGTCGTGGTATTAAAGGCTGATAAAAACCCGGACCTGCTGGGCTGGAGTGAAAAGAGGATCGCCGCTGGCCTCCCGGAAGTACCCGTCATGGAGGCTTACGGTAATTTAACTAAAGAGATTACCCGCTTGCAGAAGATGTGCAACGTCCTCATCATTGATTGCCCTGGTCATGACAGCGAGGAGTTCCGTAGCGCACTAGTTAACGCCGATGTGTTGCTTTCACCCATCAAACCTTCCAGCGACTTCGAAGTTGAAACGCTAACTACCGTCATTGAAAAAGTTCGCGTAGCACAGCTCTCTAATAAACGCCTACAGCCGTGGATTTTAATGACACGAGTTAAGGCCAATAAAGTCCACAAAGCTATCGAACTGGATAAGCTCCTTTCTTCGGATAGCGCTTGGATACAGCCTCTTAAAACCCGTATTTCGGAACTGGATGTATTTGAGGAAGCATGCAATTCAGGTGCGGGTGTTCATGATGTTGCTCGCGCTTCCAGCCTCGGAAAAGCAAAGGCTCAGATAGAGTTAGTCGCTAAGGAAATCGGCATCCCGGTTTGATTTTGTTGTATTTACATTGTAAAGTCATTGTATAGGCTAAAATGGAGCAACAAAGGCAAAAATTATGGCTCTTAAATTAAAAAAACCAGCAGCACCTAAAACCGATGCCCCGGCTACAAATGCCGATACAGCTCGCTTTATTTCTAACGCAAAAAACGCACCAACTTCTGGCAAAACGCCCGTTACTAACTTTCGTCTTGAGCCTGCTTTTACTGAGATCCTCAGCGCTGAGGCTACCAGGACCGGGCAAAATAAAACGACCATCATGAAAGCGATGATTGTTGCATGGGAAGAAATGGACGAGGCGCATAAAGACCGCTGTATCCTTAAATCCGCACGTATGTGAGAAGGAACAATCGATGACAAAAGAAATAACAATTCCAGATAGTGAAGATATTGAGTGGCAACAGAACATGCTTCGTCAACTGGATGTCGAGCTAGAAAAGCTGGAACTGGAAATACCAGAAGATGATGGGCAGGTGATCCTTGAAGGAGCGCAAAAAATTGTTTCTGCGCTACGACAGTATTCCGGTTTTTAACCGTACAGCCCGCCGAAATGGCGGGCAATGAGGACGACGAGTTGCCCCATTCAGGGCTTGTGTTTAGCGGGGCCGCAGCCCCGGTTACGAATTAAAATGTTGCGTTCTTATACTCAATGGTCAACGCATAACCCCCTGACGCGCTCTTGTGTACCATCCCCATGCATACCATTTGCTCAAGAATAAATTCAACGGTGTCATTTTTCATCTGACAAGCGTCTGCAATTTCCTGCACGTCTGCACGGTGATAGCCTCTCATTACATATTCAACAGAAAGCGCCTGCTCGGTCATTGCTTCGCGGATTTTTTTAAAGTTTGTCATCGTCGTCGTCCTCTTCTGCCGCCCTTTCGGGCGGCGGTTATATTATTGAGTGAACTGAAAGGCCAGCTGGTTTACCTTCTCGCTAACTTTTGCTATGTCATTTTTTGCATCAAGCAAAATCATTCCCGCCAGGCGGTCTGCAAGGTTGCCGCTGTGGTGGCTGTAATCGGTGCTCATCTGGTTCAGGCGGCGAAACATTTCATACAAGTCGTCATTCAGTGCCGCGATGTCGGCTTTCAATTTTTCGTTGTCGTTATAGTTCTTTTCAAAATCCATAATTAGCCTCTAATTTCAAAACGTTGCGAGATTCATTCCCGCCCCAACGACACGAACTGTAACTCTGGCGAAGTGCGACAGCCAGTCTTTTTTTTATCTTTTTACGCAAATTTTCATTTGACGCAATTTTCATGTTTTGGTATATTTTTTAGCACAAGGAGGATTTATGTTTGAAGTGATAACCCATCAGGATGCCTTGCCAGAATTAAAGGCACTGCCCGATGAGCTAAGAGGTAGGATGTTCAGATTGATAGAAAGGCTCGGGCTTGAGGGTAATCAACTCAAAATGCCGCACAGTAAAGTGATTGGCGGCGGGCTTTTTGAATTGAGGGTAGGAGATAAAAATATCGCCCGCACGCTTTACGCGTTCGAGGTCGGACAAAGGATCTATCTTCTTCACGCTTTCGTTAAGAAAACACAGAAAACCCCCAGCGCTGCGATTGAAACCGCCCGGAGACGCTTACAGGAGCTGAAATGAAAAAAACGGTATCATTTGACGAGCTAAAAAGAGAGATGCTTGATACCCCTGATGCAATCAGGGGTTATGAGGAAGCAGACAAGGAGTTAGCAATTATTGAGCTGCTCTATAAAATGCGAGAAAGGGCTGGCCTGTCCAAAACAGAAGTGGCAAAAAAAATGGGAATAGATCCATCAGGCATAACACGCCTTGAGGGAAACCCTATGGGCGCAAGCATGAAAACCCTGGCCCGTTACGCAACCGCCTGCGGAGCCAGCATTGATATTCAGGCCGTGTATCAATAGCTGATACATACAAAGCCCGCGAGATGCGGGCCTTTTATTTACCGCTTACCGGTTTGCTGGCCGTAATGCTTAGCCGGTAGCCTTCATTACGACCACCGCGTGCCTCAACCCGGTCAATACTCACTCGCCCGCGCATGCCATCCGGGAACGTGCTGTCCAGCTCCACAACCCCCTCTGCCGTGATATAAGGATTTCCCGGCGTATCCAGCCTGATTTTTGACGTGTTGCGCTTAACCTTGCGCTGACTCCCGGAGAGCACTGCTTCTGCATGTTCCTGATTTACATAAGTGCCGGGGATAGTTTTGTAAGGTGGCGAACCGCTCGTAACTGTTCGCACCTCGCCGGTGGCCTCGTCGGTATATTTCACCCGGACACCGCTTGCCGCTTTCTTGCCGGGGGTATCTACTGAACACTGAATAAACATTTCATTGCCTGGCGTATTTTCTGGCGGACAGGTTAACTTCACCACTGGCAGCGTTTTGCCGGTGATAGATTTCGCCTCGCCACGCAGCGCCAGAATGTAAGCACCATCGACCGGCTTAGCCACCGCATCATGTTCCTCGGCCAGCCGGTTCAGAAACGCGGAGTCTGTTTCGTCTGTCTGGTCAACGTGCTGATATGAAAACGCACCCAGCCGCGAATCCATGCGCGGAGACAACCCGTGCCGCTGCGCAATCGCCTGGAATATCTCACCCAACGTCGTGTTATCCCAGGATGCGGAGCGACGCTCACGAAAGCCGGTTGTATCTTCTTTTTCAAACGGTGCTGCGGTCGCGGTAATTGTGATTATACGCGGGAAAAGTTGCGGGGTAATCGTGGTGATTTTAAAGCGCCCAATTTTCACCACGCCGCTCTCTTTGTACCCTTCATACCACGTCAGGACGCCACCTTCTTTTGGAATACCTGACAGACCCGTCACATCAACGGTCAAAATGATACGGTCCGTCTCCTTGCCGCTGCTCACATCTATACGCTCAAAGGCCGTCATGCGACCGTTGATAATATCAGCGCCCGGTCCCTCGCAATAATGTACCGGCGTAAACCCTAGCTCCATACGGCCACCTGATTATCCGCTTCGGTCGTTGTCGTCTCCGTCACTTCCGGCAACTCAATAATCACGCCCATCGGTAGCACCCGCCCATGCTCGTGAAGATGGGGGTTCAGATCGTAGATTTGCTGTTCAGTCTGGTCGTCGTCACGCCCCAGCTTCACCCAGGCAATATCCCCCAGCGTGTCGCGGTCGCGGCTGCGCACTTTCATTTCGCGCCCCCCTGTTTTTTCTGCTCAATTGGCTTGTTGGCAAACTCGCGCAGATTAATCGTTACGCTCTGCTTCATGGAGTTTGCTTCGTGATACAGCCAGTTTTCATCAACGTCGAAACTGGTCAGCACCCATTGCCCCATCAGCTTTCCATCACCCCGAACAAGCGCATGCGGTTTTTTTTCATCGCGTAGCTTAACCAGTTTCTCAATACCGGCCTTTCCTCCGTCATGGAACCAGTCGCACTTAATTGTCATCTCATCGAGCTTTCGCCCTGTCTGCTGTTGTGCAGGGAGTTCATTCAGCAGGTCGATGGTTATCCATCCTCCGTCATAACGCCGCGTCAGCGACGACGCAGGCGTATTTTCCGGCAGGCTGAAGGTGAAGTCTCCCAGCACAAATTGGGTGGGCGATAGCGATATTTCCCCGGCCTGTCTGGATTGCGCCGTATCCTTTGTAAACCACGCCATTAATCGCTCCTTTGTCCGTTCAGTGATGCATTCATTCGGGAGTCAACCCCATGCGAGGCCAGCGCGTCGTGCAGCGCTTTAGTCTGAGATGCCTCGATCATATCTTTTATTTTCTTCGCCAGCGCATTGTCCTGCGCAGGGTCGCCAGACGCTTTAACATCAAAATCGTTTTTCTGTTCGATTTTGATAGTGATAGGGGCCGGTGGTGGTGGCTGTTCCTTTTGCGCTTTTTCGACAGCGGCATCAATACCCTGCGTTACGCTTTCGCTACTGACTTTTGTCAGGTCTTTCGGCTGTATTGTTGATACGCGATCTGATGCTGGCTTCGTCTTGTCATCGCCGGTAAACCAGCCTTTGATACTCTCGAAGGTATCTTTAATGACTGGCCCAATTTTTTCGCCTACAGCCTCGCCCAGACCACTACCCGCAATGCCGCCCAGCGCACCTCCAATAGCCGTACCGATGCCCGGTAATATAAAACTGCCGATGGCCGCACCCAGTGCCGCACCACCTATCCCACCCCCTGTGCTGCCGACCGCAGCGCCGACATCAGATGCATCACCGTTCTGAGTGGCGTCATACAGATCATATGCCCCATAGGCCAACTGCATGGGCAGTGCCGCCCTGCCTGCCAGCTTGCCCATACCTTTAAATCTTGATAACCCACTGCCCCCCGAACCTGCTCCACGTCCACCTCTTCGGGTTCTGCGTGAGCCGCCTCGACCGTTGCCGCCAGCACCGGTTCCACGACCACCACCGAGCCGGTCCATTTGTGCATTCATTCGGCGCAGGGCTACAGTGGCCCTGTTTGCTGATAACACGGTGCCATCGGTCGCACCACCCAACTTCGTTTTCCCAATTCGCCCCAGTTGTTTCAGGTCACTGGCAAGAGAGCCAATGAATTTGAAACCCATCATGCCGACTTTCAGTGCAACCATGCTTGCGCCGATTTTCAACGTCCAGCCAAATGCTGATTTGGCTTTATCTGAGGTTTCCAGAAGATTACTAAAACCGCTCGCAAGCGCCCCTATTGGTGGAGCCAGCTCGTCAACCACCGGCAGCAGTAAATCTCCCAGCGAAATAGTCAGGGTTTCAATTCTGGAATTGAGCCTGTCCATTTTTGCTTTTCGGGTTGCCGCCTTTTTCTGATACTCCTTCTCCATCGAACCGGCATATGCGGCCTGGTCTCCGGCAAGCCCCATCATTTGTTTCAGTACATCGATGTTCCCGGCGAGTTTTGCGACTGCACCGGATACCTCTTCCCCGAAAATCTGACTAATGATGGCTTTTTGCTTATCGGGCGATTGCTTTTTCACCGCTTCGAGTACTTTAATCAGCGTCTCGGGAGCGTTTTTTTGCATGTCTTTACTAAGCTGTTTAGGCTCAAACCCGAGCATAGACAGGCCGCGCTGCCCTGATTTTGTTGTTGCAAAACCCGCCGTCAGACGACCGGAGATGTTTTTCATCGCCGTAGCCCCCGTTTCCTGCGTCTCACCAGACGCAATAAGCGTGGCTGCCAGTGCTGCCGTCTGATTATTGCTAAACCCGGACAGCTTAACGTTAGCGCCCATGCGACGCATGATGGCGGCGACTTCCATCGGCTTTGCGGCTACCTGGTTTGATGCCTGATTGATGAAGTCAGCCAGCTGCATCATCCCATCCTGATTCAGCTTCATTGACGTGCGCAGTTTTGCCAGAGTGTCACCGGCTGTTCCTGCGTCTGTGTCAAATGCCACTGCGGTTTTAGCGGCATCTACAGAGAACCGCCGCAGTTGCTTCGTGTCCACATTTCCATGAGAGTCATTGGCAACACCGGCCTGTCCTGCTGCCGCTACAATGTCTGTCATGCCCTTCTGTGAAATACCCAAATTACCGGCATCACGGCGAATACTTAACTGGAAATCTCTCTCTTCTTTTTTGCTGTTGAAGTTGGCAACTTTCTGCACGTCAGACCATGCATACTCTGCATCCATCGCCTTTTTACCCATAGCGACCAACGGCGCTGCTGCAATTGCCGTTCCCAGGACTTGCCCTTTCAGATTCGAGCGCGTGGCGCGATTCGCCTCCATCCTTGATTGCGCGCTGTTCAGCGTTTTGATTCGGGCTTCCTGCCGTGCCAGCATGGTGCTGGCTTTTGTGGCATCGGTCGCCAGTCTGGCCTGCTCGCGGGCCAGATTGCGCGTATCAACACCGGTACTCTTCAGCGCACTACCGAGCGTTTTCAGGCGGGACCGTTCTTTATCTGCCGCTGACGTGAGAGATACAGTTTCACGCGTGGCGGCTTTGTCCTCGCGCCGCTTCAGGGCCACTTCTGCGGTGGCTTTTTTATACGCCGGTCGCAGCTGCTCAAGCGATTGCGTCACGCGGGTAAATGTTACCCGCTGGTCTGCCGTCAGTCTGCCGTTTCTCGCCAGTTCCACATCCAGTTCGCGGAGCGACTGTTCGGCGCTGGAGATACCTTTCTGATAACGCCGTTGTTCACTCAGCGCGCCCCGGAGTGCTGTTCCCGAAGCATCGACGCGCTTTTTATTCTCGCTTAACTGCTTGTTAGTGGCCTGTAGCGCTTTTTGTGTCGCCTGGTGCGACTTGATATCGCCCTGCGCTTTGCTGAGTTTTCCTAGCGCGGCGCTGGCATCACCGGCCTTATGCCGCATACGCTCCAGTGATTTCCCTGCGGATTCGAACGCCGGACTCAGCGCATCTTTTGCGCTGAGTAATAGCGATACTTTCTTCTCAGCCACCCGATTTAACCCCCAGTTTTTTTAATGCCAGTTCATAGCGCGCCAGCGCGCGCGGAACCTGCCACGACAGAATTTCGTTTTCACTGGCGAGATACACCAGCGGGAGGATGTCTGTCAGTCGGTCAACGTCTCCGTCTGAAAGTAATCCCCCTGTTCCGTCAAAAAATCGCGAACCCTCCCCATAAGGTGATTAAAGTCAGGCATATGGAGCTGACTGATGATGTCGGGGTGCAGGCTGCTGCACGTCGCCGCAACCGTCATGCCTTGCTTGTGTCCGTCTTTTTCTTTCCGCACCTGCCGTGTTAATCCTACGGTTGGGGGTTGCAGGCGGTAATCCGTGATCTCGCCGTTAATCGGATCGCTGACAGGAACCAGGAGTGGCGGGTTATCGACCGGGTATTTAATCGGCTCGACCTTCTCCCCCGCTTCCCTGCGCGCTTGTGCGTCTTCTTCCAGCAAATCAGGCGTGCTGCCATTCACCAGCCGGTCAACCTGATTCGTCAGCGAGTTGTAATCGGGCTGGCCCAGCTGCGCGATAATGTCTTCTGGTTGTCTGGTCATCGCTGTGACCAGTTCGAATTCCCTGTCAAGGGCATTAAATCCCTGTGGGTCGTTATCCAGATCGTATTTCGCTGAGATTTCCCGGACCTGTTTTGATGGCAGTGTGCTGACATCAATAGAGGATAATTTTCCACTGGCCGTAGTGATCGGAAAGACCAGGGGAACAACGCGTGAGTAAGCCATAAAACTCTCCATAAATGAAAAGCCCCGCGTTATGCGGGGCCTGGTTGTGCAGTGTTGGTTTGGATTCAGCTCATGCCGACCATCAGCCTGAAGACCTGGAGCATATCGCTCTGGCCGAGGTTGACGACGCTGCCATCAGAAGCCACTTCCCACAGGGTTTTACCGTTAATGGTTTTCTTTTTTCGCTTACATGACAGCGTAAGAACGGTTTGTGGAAGCTCGCCCATCTTGCTGCCACTGTCCTCAAGACTGTTAACCTCGCCAATCCACTCTGATTTTGTTGCATAGGGCATACCGTCTTCGTCCTGAAATGCTTCTTCCACGGTGACAGCACAATAACTACCCGATGTGAGACCATACGTTCCCAGCGAATCAGCAACGGCCCCCTTGATAGTGAGTGCTGCGGTCATTGCTTCAATGCCGGTCATGACTTCCCGTTCGACAAACGAACCGCCGCGCGTTTTTTCCATTACTTTTTTCGGAGCCGGATCGGATACATCATCCAGCGTCAAAAATAACGGGACACCTTCAATCGTGGCCCGCATCGCCATGCGCGTTAAACTTCCTGCCATTACAGAATCGCCTCCAGGAATGATTCGACAATGCCGGTGTCCTCTGCGAGGTGGTACACGGCGTGCTCGTTGGGGCTAAAGCCCGCGTAATTGATGGCGATGTGCCACTCGCCGTTTCGGTAGTTATCTACGTTATTCAGCGTCGGGTGCAGGTAAACTTTTGCACCTATTAACGCCTCTTCCGCCTGCAAACCGGACAGCCAGTCGTTAATCTGATTGACGCGCTGCTCCATGAAGGTTTTCGTCAGATTCCACGCCATCCCCGCTTCTGTCGTCTGCAACAGTTTGCGGATAATGGTCTGCTCCAGCCCGACCTGAGCGACAAAACGCCCGGACACCGTGCGGTTGCCAATCAGCGAGTAACCACCCATCGAGGTGTGCGCAAAATAGCTCACCCCGTTGCGGTTCAGCAGGTCACCATTTGTGGTGCGGTCCAACAGGTTGTAATCAATATGACGCTGTAGCCCTTCGATATTGACACCCATTCGCCCCTTGCCTGGTGACTCCCATGCTTTTACGCGAGCAAAACACGCCAGCGCCTGTGCAGATGCTGAGCCGTAAATATACGCGGCTTCTGCCTGGCTCCAGACCTTCACCATTGGGTCAACGAGGTAAAACGCATCATAGCCGGTGCCTGTGACTGCCATCGATTCAGACAGTGCAATAGCATCCTCATCGTTTGTACTGGGTCCATCTCCCACGGGGATCGCAAAAATCTTCTTCCCCAGTGCAGCCAGTGCATCATGCACCGGCTTCTGGCTGAATCCCGGCGCGCTGATATGCGTCAGCGCTTCCTTTGCTCCTTTAAGCGCCTCTATACCGGTAATGCGCCCAGTTTGGGCGTCAATCCCACCGATCACATTCGTCATAGTGATGCTGGCGTCCTTCGATTTGCCATTAATCGTAAGTAGCATTCCGGCTGGGAAATCGGCCTCTGAAACGCCATCAACGCCACCCAACAACAACACATTTGTCGCTGCGGTGTAGCTCATTACCGGGACCTTCGAACCGTTAACAGAAACGTACCAACCATCTTCTTCGGTAACATCCTCATTCAGCGTTGCGTCCGTGAGCGTAATACCAACCTGACCGCTACCACCATCAAAAACAGACTCAACAATAGTCCCTGTATAACTAAGTTCATCGCCTTCAACCACGACGACATAACACACAACCGAGGCTACTTGCTGGATAGCAGTAATGGCCGGGAAGAGAGTTCCAGCCGCTGCGCCGGTAGTATCAAGTTTTGCGAGCTGGGCAGGATTAGCAATCCGATACGGTTTATTCAGCGGAATGCTGGCGTCAATGTTTGGTGCTGTGCCGACCAGACCAAACACTGTCGCCCCTGCGGGTCCCATCGGCTGCGGGGCCGGTTCACTCAGTATCGAGGCACCGTTATGCACAAAGCTGGTAATTTCTGGCATTACTTCTCCTGTTTCTTACTTTTCTTTGTTGTCTGGACCGTGGTCCCGGCAACTTTTACATGACCATTCAGCGTCAGAATGCATGCCTGCCGCCCCGTCAACTCAACAATGGCTCCCGAGGGCAACCAGTGCCCTGTTACCGGATGCTCTATGCCACGCACAACCGTATATTTTTTACGTTCCATACAGATCCTCAGTCATAAAAAAAGCGACCATCTGGTCGCTTAAAGTGGTTTGTCTTCTGGCGGTGGGGGCCAGTCAGTGTTCTGACCCGCTGATGTATCGACTTTATTTACTTTGATGCGATAAGCCCTGAGTGCTGCCAGTCGTTCTGATTCAGCGTCTGTCGCCAGTCCTGCATCTACTGTGTCCTGTAGAATGCTGATTTCTTGCGTAGCCGCAGCAAGCAGGCGCGTCTTCTCTGCACCGGCTTCGCCGATAAAACGTTCATCTGAAACCGGTGGCGGATCACTCCACGCAGGCATGTTGTCAGCTCCGGCAACCCTGAGTTTTCCATCTGGCGACGGGGAGCGTCCAAACGCCTGGAACACAACTACTTCAACCGCTACCGCATCGCCCGGCCAGCTGTTTGCCGCATCGTATTCTTTGCGACGACTTTCCCGCACAAATGTATTTTCCGCCGCTGAATAATAAAATTGCTCCTCCACTAATACCCCTCCGCAGTCCAGAAAAACCGCCCTTCTGTTGCATACTTGAAATACCCATTCGCCGGTTTCATTACAAGCGCTTTAAACCCCGTCGGGGAGCATTCGATGAGCGCCGGATAATTAATCCCGGAAATAAGCCCGGACGCTCCATCGTAAGCATAATCTTCATTGAAAAATGTCAGGCTGATGTTTTCGCACTTCATCGGGAATTTTTCCGGGAACACGACTTCAACCAATGCGGTTGCGTTGTTAACCGCTATTCCGCGCTGGATCATCTTCTGCGAGAAAACACCATCAATGCTGGTAGGCACTTGCGTCACTCCCGCTACAGTATCCTCAACGGGTAAATACTGCGGGTGAGGGTTCTCGGCACTTTCATGCGCAGACATTGCCTCATCAACGTACTCCCGAGATGCCTGCCCATCGATATTGCCGATCTGCTCTTCAACGTATTCCTGTACATACTCCCGCGTGGCCAACACAACCGACTCATCAATAAGGAGCGTGACATTTGCCTCTTCTGACACGATGATATCCATCGTGATAACCATTGATGCAGCACTGCCAGAGGATGTCTTTATTTTATATTGAGGTGGTAGCGCTGTGACCGCGACCAGCGTACCGTCGCTTGCAACAAGCCCCATTTCACGCATCCAGAACGGACCAGCGTCAGCGGATAAAACGGCCTCTGCGGTTATCACAGCAGGGTTTGTTTTGCTGCGGGACAGACGGTTGAGTTGTCCGGTGTATACCTGATTGACAAGCGCTGTTTGCGCTTTATCGGGTGCGGGTGAGTCCCCGTTCCCGTCACCAATCACAAAGTTTGTAATCTGTGCGGCATTACCGGTCGCAACTGCATCAGCAAAAATCGCTGCGCCTGCTGTTGTCAGAATGCCGGTGTACTCATCCATTATTGCTCCTTCGCTGAAATGTGGAGACGGGTGACTCCGTGCGTTGATGTCACGCCATACCAGACAGCATCCGCTGGCGGGCTGGCGGCATTACGGGCCGCTATATGAATGGATGTTCCCACTGTTGAGGCTACACCGACCCATGCAGTAACACTGGCCTGTCGCAACAGTTTCACATCAGTTTTATCCCGTTCTGCCTTGTAAGCGTTAATTCTCGCCATGACGCGCAGCATCGTGGCTTCATCAAGCTCGGTATTGGCCAGAACGGCTGTGACTGAGATTTCATATGGACCGCTGTGTACGACCTGAGCATTTATGCCCAATGCCGCCAGGGAATCGACAATGCCCTGGCGGGTACAGGCATGCGACTGAATAATCAGACCATCGGCAACAGTCTGCCGGACGCCCCCAATTTCATCGTCGGGAGCCCAGTCCAGTACACCTTTTTCAATCGCCAGCGCAGGAAGATACTGCTCCGGCGTTTCCAGGGGGAATAGCAGCGTGCGGTAAGGCGCATCATGCTCAATCTTTGCCATGCACTGATCAAGGAGGCTTTCAAGCGCATGCTGTAAGCCAGATCGGTTGTCGGGCTGGATGCTGGGGTCATAAGTCATACATAACCTCAAGCTCAATGCCGGTGCAATACGGTGCCTGGGTATGATCGGCAACGACCGACGCAGCAGGCTCCTGTAACTCAACGCTCGTAACCGTCTGCGGGAGCTGCATCAGGTAATACAGCATTGAAATATCAATGCGGCCCTCGAGTCGCATCGCGTTTCGCGTGTAAGTATCAACACTCTCGCGAACCGCTTCGGCATCAATCAGCCCGTCCGGGGTATTTTTGCCATGCAGAATCGCCTTAACTTTATACTCCAGCGGGCTGCTGGGAAACACGCTGATAATGTCAGTTTCCAGCGCTACGTCCTCTCGCGTCAGATACTCCAGCGCATTTTCAACCACTTCATCGCTGGGAATGCCGTTTTCCGTTTCGCGTGATAATAGCCAAATCCCCACTTTGCCTGTCCCAGGAACCAGAACGCGTGCGCTGGCATCACGCACCATTGCATTAGTGCTGTCTTCCGGAAACTGGTAGGTGAGCGTGACGACTGACGGCTCAGGTGATTCTATGGTGACGCGGGGCTTCTCGCCGAGCGTCATGGCATGGAACCGATACGCCGTTCTGCTGCCAGTAGTTGCAAAACCAAAAGGAGCCAGCAGCGAGCGAAAGCGAAGGTCATCATCGCTTTCCATTTCATCCGGTATCGGAGGAACTGCATCAGGATCACCATCTTCAACCACCTGCCGCTTTATGCCAAAATCAGCCGCGCGTGCATCCAGATTCGTGTCCTCAGCCCACAGCAGCAGCATTTGCTGCATTTGCCAGTTCGCCCGCCGCTCTCGCGTTGTGACCACCTGCGACATCGCCTGCAAGAGGATCGTCAGCATCTCCGCGTTATTTTCAAGTGTCTCAATGATGGCACCAGCATCTGCTGGTCGTAGCCGTGTGACTTCCTCAATCAGCGCTTGTTTCAGCTCAGGAAGCCGTTCATTTGCACCGGTGACAGTGAGCGCAGACGGTATAGCCAGTCGGTCTGTTAAAGGGTTAAACATTCAGGGGTACGCTCACAGTTTCTTCTTTGCCATTGAACAAACCAACAAACTCCATTATGTGGCCCGCCTCCTGGGGATAAATGTTGATTTTGTCGCATGTGAAATCCAGCAGGCCGTTAACCGGCTCGTTAAGTGCAGCACTGGCCGCTGATTTCATCAGAAGGCTGTTTGTTGGGGTGAGATTTGCTGAGTAGTAACGGGGAACATCAGAGCCAAACTGCCGCTGCCGGTTACGCGAACCGCGCGGCGTTGTCATTACCTGCCCGAGACGGGAGATAAGCTGCCGGGTGTCATTAATGGTCCGCCCGGTAAGTCGGTCCATTCCGAGCATTTAACCTCCCTGTTTTTGATTTGCAGAGCCAGTTTTGCCGCCACTGTCACCTTGATGATCATGTCCGTCATAAATCTCGCGGTCGCCTGACATAGACCGCACCTGGTCTGCTATCTCGCCATCGCGGTTTATCACCTCTGGCGTATCGACAAACTCAACGCCGCCCGCTGCGTGGAATGTCATTTTCCCGCTGGTGACATCGACTTTTTGATAGGCATTTTCACCATAGGCGGTAACGACTTCATCCGGGTTATCGGTCGGAAACGGGAAGGCATCAGAAAAGAGGCCACACAGCGCAACACTGCTCTGGAAGTTGTCACCGGTACCGTAATTAAGGACCAGGGCAATTTCACCCGCTGACGGACACCGATAGGTTGACGTCAGTCCTGCTGCCGGGACCATAAACTGAATGGGTGGGGTCCTGTTCTCCCCGACGTTCACCACCACGCGTTTGCCATCAGATGACACAACCACGCCTTTGTTGATCAGGTTGTTTCCCTGTCGCCGGTTGTCTTCGGCTGATTCCTGTAACTCTGCCAGCGCCTCATGTACCGGTGCCAGCATCATTTTTAACAGCGCTTTCATCGTCCTCCTTCGGCCAAATTTTGCCGTACTGATTACGGTCATCGGGGTCGGAAGGGTTAACGGCCAGCCAGACGCTACCGCGCTCCTCATCTGCACCAAAATAATCGTGGCCGAGGTATAGAGGCTGAATCCACTGAACGCCGCGCGCGACAATGCCATCAAATCCGAACAGGTAGGAGGTGTCACCATTGACCTGAATTTCTGGCGCGCCGATACATTCCGGCGCTATGCCAAATCGGTTTAAATCCAGCTGGCGCTCAACCTCTGCGGCGAGGTCTACTGCATCGATGTTCGCGCGGGGACGAGATGTAGGGATAACACAATGCGCGGTGAGCATGTATCGATGTTCGTAGCGCCCGGTGGTCTGTCTTGTGCCAGGGTGTGCATCTTCAAACTGAACAACGAGACACGGCTGTGCGATTTCCCGATCCCACACATCGTCATAACCCACGATTTCTATTTTATCGGTCAGCGACTGACGGAAAGCGTCAATCACCCGATCATAAAACTGACCTGGTGACTCAATTTTTACGCTCATGGTTTACCTTATGTTTCGTTCGGCTGCCGCGAGGTTTCGCTCTTTCCCGGACCAGACATTTTTCCACGTAGCTGACTTAACCCGACCACGCAGATCGGTTTCAAAATGACGCAGAAAAATATCAGGAATGCGGGCAAATAATTCGTCCTCAAGCGCCACGGTCATTTCGTCAGAAATGGGGACTGTCAGCTTTCGAATCGGGTAGGCACTTTTCCCGACACGCTGCATCACTGATTTTTTCCCGTAAATCATCGATACGAATGCCCGTTCGTAATACGTGCCGCGAATCATCAGTCCGCCCTGTACCTTTTTAATCCCCCCGCGAAACATCGCCGGGTCGAGATTATTAAGGCCGAACCAAAATTTCATTTCTGCCATATTGGACGCTGACGGTTTCATGTGAGCCTGAACGCGTCGTTTAAGCCGCTTTTGTGCGCCGCTACCAAGTTTTAACCGGTCGCGCATCATACGCAGTGCCTGCTGCCTGACTGTTCCCTCCGTGCGCCGTTGAGCCCGGTGAAACGCCAGGCTAATGATGCGAGGTGACAGGTCAGAAAATAGCTGAATGATGCTGTCGAATTGCTGCTCATCAATATCCAGATAAAGTTCGCTCATCAGCGCCCGAACCTCACACCTCGACCGTCAGGAAGTTGACTCTCTCCTGCCATCGTCAGCACGATAAGCGTTGTTGTTCTATCAGGGTAGTAAACCCCGCCGACCGATTTTTCCCCGGCTGGCGTCTGAACCTTTGCGCCTGCGATCAGGTTCTTGTCGATGCGGGCATTGAGCACTGTCAGCACACCGTGTTCAAACGAACCATTTAGGGGACGGGAATTGCCGGTGTTATCGGGCTTGCCTGGTAACGTTGACAGCTCAGTGTCGTAAATCCCATGGGTGTGATACTCCCCTCCTGATTTCAGCTCGAATATATACGGGGCTGACATCCGATCCATGATGATGTCATCAGCCCGGTGCATCGCGTCATCAAATAAGCTGTCAAAACCGCTCATGGCTACGCCCTTTTAACCAGTTTGCTTTTCAGCAGCGTATTAAACAGAGACAGAGGAAGCTGTGCCGACTGCCCTTTTACGACAACCGGGACTACGGTCCCGTTATCGGAAATGGCATTAACATGCAGCGTGGCCAGTGCTTCGAAGCGGGTCAGTTTGTCAGTCTGGCCTTTAACTGCCAAAGGGGGGGGGGTTGTGATTTTAGCCTGATCCTGTGTCACTGTAGTGGTTTCGGTGGACATCAGCCTTTCTTCGCCAGTAGTGCTATTCAGGGGCGTATTCTGGCCTGATTCGTCATCGTCAAATTCCTCATTCAGATCCGCCACCTCTGCCAGCAGTTCAGTGCGTTTTCCTCTCAACTCGACAACAGTTCCACTGGTGACTGGCTCGCGTCCCAGCGTTTCAGCAAGTACCGCCAGCTCTTTCAATAAATCAGTTTTCTCAGACATATATACTCCAATAAAAAGCTACCAGGACCGTGGCCCCGGTAGTGATTGCGAAGAAAAAGGAAAATTAGCTAAGCTGGACGGATACGAATTCGTTCGGGTCCGGCAGCAGCATCAGTGGCGCGGACTGAATCATCGTAAACTCTGTTGCCGGGTCGCCCTCGGTCATCCAGTTACGTGGGAAGCGAGCGCCGCGATCAATACCGGCTTTTTGTGCAACCAAATCACGAATAGCGCCATAAGTACGGATGCCGCGAGCGCTGCTGTTGCCCATCACCATCGTGTATTCCGGGAGCGCTTTTTGCTTCACGCCATTAACCTGCATCTGGCCGTTGTAAACGACAATCGACACATCGCCAAAATGGCCTTTATAGCTGACGATTTTGCCGAGGTCTTTACACGCTGTTTCGAGTTCAGAATTAGAGCCACGACGGGTATCGAGCTTATCCTTAACTGCTTTGAACGAACGGAATAGCGCCCATCCTTTCTGGTCAAAAACAATAAGGTCGATAACACCGGAAGCGTTTTCCGCATAGGCTTCGATATCATCGGTCGGGTCAAACGTTGCTTTGTCCTGTTCGCTCCATGCCGCCGCACCCGCCTGAATGATGTTATTTTCAGGAGCGCGGAGCATATCCACTTCCACCGGCTCAAACTGGTCACCCTGCATGATGTATTTCCCGTGAACAACGGCATCGATACACTGTTTTTCTTCCACCTGCTGAATCGCCAGTTCTTCATCGCTCAGGTTTTGCAAAATGAGACGCTTACGGCGATATGACGGGTCTTTCAGTGCGCGGGGGTCTTCATCTGGTAACGCGCGGGGGGTCATGTCGATGTTTACTTCGTGTTTTGGTTTCACGTAACCCGGCTGGAATTGCTTCGTCAGCCCGCCGCGCGTGCGCAGGACCTTGCTGCCCACAGTCGGAGAGACATAAACCGCCATGTCCACATCGCCCGGAATTTCAGCCAGATCGACTTTTTGAGTAGAAAACAGATATGTTTCACGAAAAAACAGGCTCATAAACACCTGCTGGAACTTCATTTTTTTGCGCAGCACGTCAATCAGCTGCGTGGTGGTATAGGTTTCACCTGCCATGATACTTCCTTTAAAAAAGGCCGCTTAGCGGCCTGTGGTGATTACTGTACGCTCAGCGCCGAACCGGCAAAGGCGTTGTATTTTTGAACATCCGTGACACCATCTGGCCACTTAATGTCCTCAATGCGCCAGGTGCCGCTTTTGTAAACGGTAATCAGCTCTTCTGTACCGTCTGCATCCAGCGCCAGTAGCGCGACGGCTGTTCCTGCGCTATTACCATCCCACGCAATCGCCGCGCCGGTGCCTGGGTCAGCCAGCGCTGTATCCAGCATGATTGGCGTGAGTAATGGTGTGGCAGCGGTCAGTCCGCTGGCCATAACAGCGGTATAACGCGGGTCGCTGTTTGCACCCGGTTGAAAATGCTCAAAAGTATCTTTAATCATGTCGGCTCCTTAGCACGGAATATCCAGTAAATCGTTATCGTTTTCACCGCTGCCTGTACTCGCTTCCAGAACACCTGGCGCTCCGTCCATCAACGCATCAAGGGCTGTTTCTGAGCGCGCCTGCGCACTTGCCGGTGCGGTGGCCATAATGCGTTTTGCATCTTCCACGCTCATGCCCGCAGTTGCTGCCAGCGCTTTCGCCAGCTCGGAACGCCCAGCGGCTTCGTCACAGTTCATGATGTCCATCATGCGCTTGCTTTCTGCCTGTACTGCGGCCTGAAGCTGTTCTGCTGTTAACGTTGCAGCTGCGCTGGAATCAGGCTGATTCGTGTTGAGGTTTTCACCATTGGGCTGGTTTTCAGCTGTCGTAGTTGTGGGGGTTTTCGACATTGTGCCTCCGCTATTGCGTGTCGTGGTTTTACTGCCGATAGCGTCACGCATGTGAGCAATGGCATCAGTATTCAGGACCCGCTCATCAGCAAGCCCGACTTCCAGCGCTTCCGCGCCGGAATACACCGCCGCCTCCGTCGCCAGTACTTCTTCTGTGGTCATGTTGCTGTACTGCGATACTTTTTCGGCAAACATCAGCCTGGTTGCATCGATTCTTGACTGATAGCGAGCGCGTACATCATCCGGGAGTTTCTCAATGTTATTCCCGTCCACTTTTCGGGCTCCGCTATGCAATAGCGTGATTTCAACGCCCTGCCGCTCCAGCTGGCTCGCATAGTTGTAGTGTGCAAACAACACGCCGATGGAGCCGGTGCTGGCGGTTTGCGTGACAAGACGATGTGATGTGGCACTGGCGAGCAGCTGCCCGGCGCTACAGTTCATGTCATTAGCCATTGACCAGATAGGCTTTATCTCACGCATTCGGGCGATGTTATCGGCGCAATCAAACGCCCCGGCGACCATCCCGCCCGGTGTGTCCATGTCCAGCAAAATGCCGTCGATATCTGGGTCATTAACAGCAAGCCTGAGCAGGTTAGTAATATTGTTGTAACCCGTCATACCGGAATAGCTGCTGATGAAGCTGGCCTTGCTTACCAGCGTGCCGCTAACCGGGATGACGGCGATGCGACCCGATACCTGATAGGGTTTTCGCGCTGCCGGTTGTTCACTGTCACTAAACATTGCCAGCTCAGTAGCAATCTGATCCCCGGTCAGCAATTCGCCTCCGGTATCACGCACTGCACCAATCCCCATTTGGCTGGCTAACGCGCAAAAGAAAACCCGCGCATAGGCGGGTTCAATCAGTAACGGCGAGTTAAACGCCAGGCTGGCAATGTGGGGCAAATTACGCAGCGATTGCATTTGCGTCCTCCTTGTTTGATTTGTTCAGCGTGTCGTTAAACACCTGAGCGGCCCATGCAGGTGGTTTGAGTCCTTCCTTTTTGCGGGCTTTCATTTCCAGCACCTGCTGCTGAAATACCTCTTCGTAATCCAGACCGCGCTTAGCGCATTCAATTTCATACGTGCTCAGCCCCGCCTCAATCAACATCGCGGCTTCCTGTACCTCTTTAAGCCCGTCGATTGCCTGTCGGCCAGAGCCGATCCATTCACATTTTGACCAGGAGTTACGCGCCTCATGAAATGCGAAGCGGGCTTTTGATGGCAGGCGTACCATCCCGCGCACAATTGCCTCTTCGAGCCAACAAATAAACATCTGGCTGGCCATGCGGGCGGCAATGAATTTCCTGCGGCCCATAAAATAGGCCCAGGACTCATTGGCTGATGCGCGAATGGTTGAATAACTCATTTGCAGATAATTTCGGGATAACTGCTCGTTCGATACCCCAAGGCCTGCTGAAATGTTTCGCAATAGCGCGGCTTCCAGAGACGAGAACCCGTTATCCGCGCCCTGTGGTGTTTGCAGGTTGAGTGAGTCTCCCGGCGCAAGATGCGGTACCTTTACGCCACCCAGCTTTACCTGAGCGCCGGTGTAATAAGTATTGAGCGTCGAGATGAGTTTATTGAATCCCCCGCCTTTGCTCCCTTCCCCGGTTCCGAGAATGAAATCCATTGCACTTTCAGTATCGAGCTCACTTTCGATAGTTGCGGCATACATCGCCTTAACAATCGCGCTTTGCAGTTGCGTTTTTTGCAGCGTATCAAGCATTTTCATCTGCTCCATTACGCTGTAAAACTGGTTTGCCCCGCGTGTTTGCCCGTCTTCTTTTGGCTCAAAAACGTGGATCATTGCCGGACGGCCATTCGCTAATTCACGAGGAACATACTTCCACTGCTGCGCGGACCATGACGGGTAGGAATCATCGCTGACGTGATACCCCAGCGCGGCTCCCGCATTATTGAGACTTACGCCAGCTCGTAAATTTTGACTGTCCGACTGGCCCAGCGGATTACCGATACGCTTTGGGCTGACCATCTTGAATTGCGTTCGGAATATGCGTCGGGTTTCTTTCTCCCAGCAGGGCTGGGTAAATAGCTCACCATTGAAAGCGTGGTTTGCCACCCCTTCCCGAACCATCATCGTGAAAGTGCGCTTACGCTCCGCATCGATATAGCAGTGATCGTCTTCTGCAAATTCCCACCAGGCATCTTCGACATCTCTGGCAAATGCTCTCGCGTCTTCCTGGCTGATGCCAAGATAGCGCCAGTTAGGCCGGTAACTCAGGCGAAAAAATGCGCCAACAACATGATCCTGATGTAACTGGATAGCGTTCGCGGCGTAACCATTATTACGAACCAGGTCCTCTGCGCGAGCGTTACCCCGCTCAAGCGTCGGCAACAATGCTGCATCTGTGCTTTCCAGTGCAGGGTTCCAGTCAATCATTTGACCACCGAATCCCGCGCCTCCGCCCTGGTATCCCAAGTATTCACGCAGAGGGGTAGTGCCGTCTAACCCCAGGAGTTGTTTCATAGATGAAATCTCGCCGGTGGACGACGACCAGAGATACCCAGCTCATCCTCCAGCTCTTTAATGTATTTTTTCAGGTCAGCGGCACTGACGGCGGTATATTCAACCCGCCGCCCATCCTTTTGGATTGTTACTGCGCGTTTACCCATCATTAGCTCATGCAACGCCTTTTTTGCTTCACATAAATCGGCGCGTGTTGCCATCAACCACCTCCCAGTTGCTTTGCCAATTCAGCCAGTTCGCTCATCTGGTCTTTTTGTTTCCGGTGTTCACCATCTTCATGCTGACTTTCCAGCAGTTCATCTAGGTCAATCTGGAAGCGTGCCTTGCTGATTCGTAGTGCAGCCAGTGCATACACGCAGCAGTCCAGTGCTTCGTTACGTCGCCCTTTGTTGTCCCATAACAGGCGTTTTTTACCTTTTTCTTCTTTCTCTGTCAGTTCTTCTGCTGTTAGCTGTTGGGCTTCTGCAAGGTCGAAAACCTCCGGGTTATTCGGGAGATGAATAGCACCGGGACAGGGTTCCTCACCATCCGGGACCAGAGAAAGGCGATGGTATATCTGCTCTTTGGCTGTATCCGTGCCAATTTCAGTCAGATACACACCTTTTTTGTTTCGCTTACGCGGCATATCAGCAACGGGCTTGCCGTAAGTCGATGCACCCTTTATCGGGATAAGCCAGAACAAGCCGTGCATGCGGGAGCGCTTGTAAACAATATCCGGGTCGATACCCCCCGTATCCCAAGCAATACGCGATATACTGATTTCGGTGCCGTTTTCTCGCTGATAACGCCTGTGAATCACCTCATCAACACGCTGCAAGGTTTCTTCTTCATCGTGACGGCCCATAATGATAATGCGATCAATCAGCCAGGACTCTTCACCCGGCCCCCAACCCCACACACGCATTTCATAGCGGTCAAGCTGAGAATCAATGCCAGCTGTCAGATAAACAGCTCGCTCAGGCACCGCTGCGGCGTAGTGTTCCTTTCTTTCCACTATCAATTCAGCATCAGGGCGTTCGCCGACTTCTGGTGACCATGTTTCGCCAAGAGTGGTATTAACGAACGCCTTCATTTTGCTGGGGTCGCCAATTGCATCCTCAAAATCAGTGACGATTTTTCCCCAAGTCGTAAATGGGCTGTAAGCGGTCCATACATGAAAAGTGACATTGCGGGGGGCAGGCATCCCCTCATCTGTGGAAGCATGCCAGGTAATGCCATCCTCCGTCCATATGCCAGTGTTGTCGCAGATATACCGCGCCCCAGTGTAATCCAGCTCATGCTGGCGAATGACGCATCCGTTATGCTCGCAAAGATAAAAGGCCGTCTCCGGCTGTCCTCGGTCCCATTTAAAACCGAATTCCGTTTCTTTATCTCCAAATTTTAAATATTGAGACTCACTGCAATGAGGACAGTTAATATGAAAACGCATTATATGAGATGACTCTTTTGCAGCCTTTTCCATCTGACACTTCCCTTTTATTTTCATCGTAGAACCACGAATGCTTTTGGGCCAGACGGAACCTTCAGTACGTTTATCGCCTAACTTAACCGGGTCGCCTTCACCCTCGATGTCAGAATCAAAGGAAGATAATTCGTCGTAAGCCACACCATCTACCGATTTTGCTCGGTAGTTCTTTGCAGACTTCCCACCAAGAACGCGGAGGCTCTTCCCATTGGAAAAACTTTTCAGAACAAGTGTGTTGTCTTTGTGCTTTTTTCCGTACCACGGAGCGAGTGCGAGCAACGGAGGGACATCACGAATGGTCGGCGTAACATCCACTTTCATAAAGTCTTTGGCATCATCGTCGGTAGGGAGCCAGGTAATAATGCTGCGTTGCTTATGAGCAATAAAATAAGCCTGAACCCCGAATAGCATTTTTGAATAGCCGACGCGGGCTGACTTCATCACATTAACTACTGTTATGTCGTCAGAACCCATCGCGTTAACAATGGCTTTTTGGAACGGAAGCGTTTCCCACTTTCCCTCTTGATAATTATTTTCTTTCGGTAGGTAATAACTGTCATCCATCCACTCTGCGGCGGTCATTTCTTTTGGCTTGAACAATACTGTGAGGCCTGAGCTTACTGCTTTCATAAGATTATTAATCTGTTCCGTTGATATATTCATTTAATAATTTCGGAATAATATCGCCAGTTGTTGCAGCCTTATTTCTAGCTTTTATTATTTCGCCTTTTAGATACTTACTGTGCGCATTACTTAACCCTGGAAATTTTCGCTGATATGCCAGTGGAATTGTGTCCAAGATGCTGGCTATCTCACCAGCAACTTTGCTCAATACGAACGTGCAAAAATCCGTGTCTACCAATAGTGAATCCTTCCGGGCATTTTCTCTTTCCTGATCGTCGGCCTGAGCTTTCAGTAATCGACGGCGCTCAATTTTTATGTCGTCATCAAGCTGATCGCTTTCCTCGTCGTTTTTTTTTGAGTCATCCTGATGTAGCAATCGATTATCGAGAACGCTTCTGACATCATAAAAAACTTCACGCCCTTCTTTTTTAACTGGCTCAACGCCCCACTTGTCAAAGGCTTGAACAGAAATACCCAGGCTTGAGGCCATTTCCTTTTTGTTCAGGTAAACGCTCATGATTTTGCCTTTGAATTGCGTTAGGTTGTTGTGTTTTCAATGTAACCTATTGTTTTTAAGTGCTTTAAAGGCGACAACTAAACAACAACCGTAAAATATGAAAATTTTCGTATATAGCGAGAGCGTGCGGGTCTAACGCCCCTCGGTGTTTTTAAGTGCCGGAAAGGACCCGAGCGATAATGATTGTCATTTGCGCTCGGCGTCGTCTTCACCTGCCTCACTGCCGTGGTCACGGTCTTGCAATGACCACACTCATGCCTTGAGTCTCTGTTACTCAATAGCAGCAAAAACCCAGTTGGCTTCGTGATGCTTTTAATAATTCCAACTGGCGTTTTACTTCCTCAAGCACATAGGGTTCTAATGGCAAATCTACATTGCAACTGATCACATTTTGAAGGGGGTTTGTGTCAATTTTTCTTTGAGTGAGTCGGTCAGTAAGCAGCATTTTTAGAACGTGGCATAGCTCAGCATTTGAATAAGTATTTTCAATACCGGTCATGTAGCGATTAAGTTCGCGCGAACTAAAATCCAGACTGTCTATCTGCGCCAAAACTTCATTAACATGACGCTCTGTGGATGCCAAATCATCTTCACGCTTTTCTGTGAAAATAAATGCTGTACCAGTGCTCTCGTATGCCTCCAGCTTTTCCTGAAGTGATGGCGCGTCAGGGAATGCTTTAGCCCATTTCTTACTATTGAGTTCAAAATCATCAATGAATAGACTAATTCCTGTGCGAATATTATTGCGATGTAAGTTAGCAAAATCCGTAGCTGACTGGTATGACCGCATATATTTCTTGCAGAACTCAAGAGCTTCATCATGGAAGCCCATATAATAAGATTCAAAGCCATGACATTTGAATCCTTGCAGCATATTACTAAGTGTTGTTGTTCTTCCGCTGCGCGCCGTCATACTAATTTCAACTATCTGCATGTTTGTAACCTCTTATCAGTAATCATAAAAGTGGGCGCTGTTTGGCCTGTAGATTGGGCTATGAACCCGTTACAGACCAGCACCCATTTTTATGATTACTAAGAACTGGGACCGTAGTCCCAGTGGTGATTGGTGAGTATTGAGACGTGGTCCCAATGGTGGATTTAGAGGATTGCGGAAACTGCCTGCGCCAGCCTGATGCCGCGATAAGCGTGGCCTGCGTCGTTCGGATGCACGTTATCTGCGCCAGTGTATAGCGCACAGTTTTTGGAATTAATCCAATCATCAACATCAATAAACGGGATGCTGAACGTATCGCACAACTCAATTTCTGTGGCTCTCACTGCCGAGATTTGGTCAGTTGCGCCTTGAGGTGTTGCAGGACCGATACAAATGATTTTCGCTTGCGGACATAGCTCTTTCACTTTTGCCACTGATGCCGAGAATTGTGTTTTGATAACATCGAGACGCCCGATGGCCGCATCGTTATAACCCAACGAGAAAAACACGTAATCAGGCTGACGAGTGATGGCGCTTAACTTCGTCTCAATGCGCTGTTCAGGTACGCGTCCCTCCTGGACTGATGTCCATCCTGAACCACCAATTCCATCTGCTAGCGCATCAAAACCAAGAGCATCACACATCACTTTGGAGTCGTTATAACTCCCCTGTGATGCACCTGTGCCGAACGTGTAACTATCACCGATTATGAGTGCCAGCGGACGGCGATACCCATCTGGAGCCCACACGGCATAATTAAGAGCAACGATCACACCACCGAATGCAGTATTCACGCCACGCAGTTCGTAATGCCGGATTGCAGACTCACCACCCCAATCAACGGTATAAATGTACGCCCCGCCTGATGTGTCCGTTTTTACTGGTTCAGACGACACGCGCTGGCTATTAACGTATAAGTCGCAGGCGGTATTTACGCCTACCAGCCGAATATCGATTTGCGGAGAGTCACTCATAAATTCGATGACCATTTGCGTACCGTTCTGCACGCCGTTCCCGCGATAGCCGGAGCTGATATCTTTGGGGCTGTAGCCTGTGTATAAAAAAGCGGTTTCATCAGTTCGGTTGAACTGCGTTCCTGCATAAATCGATGAACCAACGCCCCCATTCATGGTGACGTTAAACCGTGCATTCGATCCGCCACCACCTGAAACTGAAACAGGGTTCGTCGGGTTGGTTACATAGACACCAGGCGTTCTGGATACGGCGGCAGTAATAACACCACCAGACCCCACGCCCGTTACGCGAATAACACCCGGAAATGATGTAGTCCCACCTTCAACAACAATCTGATCGCCGACAGCATAGCCAGTGCCACCGGAGACAATCGCAACACTGACGATCCCCGCACCTTTGGTTAACGTGACCTGTGGCGGGTTATCCATTACGGGGATGACTGAAAGCTGAGGAGCTTGTCGAAGTGCCGGTGTAACAGTCGATCCACCTTCGCTGTCGTCACTTTCATCAGGGAACAGATAATCATCCAAAGAGCCTGAACCGGAATCTTCAGTTACTGCGAAGTCTCCGAGTGCATATGTTGCCCCGTTATTAACCGTCGATACCCGATAACGGGCGACAGGAAGAACGATTGAGTATTCGCCCTTATCTGATGTTATGACTGTATACGTTTGCGGCTCTGACTCATCGAAACTGCGAGAAAGGCGCACGAACGTGATGGTGATCCCCGGAAGAATCTCACCTCCAGGTGCTTTTAAAATGCCTGATATTTTTGCCATAAGGACCTGTTATTTTGTTTGCCGGGACCGTGATCCCAACAGGCTGAATAGTTAGCGCGGTAGTAGGGCCGATTTTTCTGCTGTGAGTGTTTCAGGTGTGAATATTTTCATGCGCATTTTGTATGCGTAGTGATATTCAGCGCAGGCTCCTGCCGATGCGCGCCAGTCCGGCAGCATCAAAATGGCATCACTTGCTCTGAGCATTGCAAAGCAAATATCCATATATTCTTTTTGCTCTAACCCATCCGGCAAAATCGCGGGATTCAGCACTACATGTCCGTTGCTCGTTAGCTGTCGCGCTGCTCGATGAAAAGCCGGACGGTTAAAATCATCAACAAGGCTCATCGGCCCAGCGATATAAATTTTCATTTTTCCTCCTTTATACAGCGACGCGACCAGCTTTCATTGTTTGTCAGTATTGTGCGTTTGACGGGCTGGCTGAGAGCATCTACTTCTGCTTTCGTCATGCGGATCGGTGAGTACCAATCGCAGCTGGTATCAACGACCCGAACTATCACGCCCCCAGTGCTCGAGCAGCTGCTGATCAACAGCAGCATCAGACAAAGCGCTAGTTTCTTGCTGAACATTGCGGGCATCCTCCACAGCATTAATTCGTGCGTCGGCCTCGCCTTTTGCCGCTGCTGCATTTTCAGTGGCCACACGCGTTTCATTCTTTGCCGATTGCACCTGACCCTGTGCCTTTTTATAGCCACTTGACCGACCTGCAAAGAAAACAGCCCCGGCAAATGCCAGGGCTGCGGCGAGATACGCGAGTAAATCTGTCATACCTGTAACTTATCGCCAGACTGATCGATAAATCGACCAATCAGACCGAACACAGGAATGATTGCCGCAATGGATTCCGTGATTTGTTGTGGCAATGCTGCGATAACGTCTGCGGGCATCTCATACCAAATCATCGGGATCGCACCGGCAAAAAACAGCGCCCACACTGAGAACCAACTCTTTGAATCACCGATATTGCTCAGTGACAATTTGCCCTCTTTGAACAAACGAGCAACGATACCGCATACCGCTACTGCCGCAGTAATCCAGACCAAAGAACTCGATGGCAATGCTGCTTTCCATTGCTCAGGAATTTGCCCCCAAATAATCGGGATTGCTGCCAGAATGACCAGGGTGTGAACAGACAGCCAGGTCCAGCCCTCTTTCCAGTTATCGATTAATTTCACTATTTCTCCTTATTCAGTGCGTCTTTTGCTTTCTTGTAGCGATTGCGACGATCTGCGAGACCGTTGCTACCCCCGTTAATAATCCGCGTTACCGCACCCACGTTATCGGTGTGTTTAAGACACCCTTTTGACGCAAAAAACCAGGCGGCTGAACGGGCGGCGTATTCGTCCTGTTCCAGCAACTGGGGACACAGGACCAGATCGATTTTCAGCGCCTTGCCGCAGGCAAGGTAATTTGAAAGGCCAGTAATCTGTGGAAGCCCACGACCACGATATTTCCAGCCATCACCAGGGCTGCGGTTGCCCAGGTACTCCAGACCCCATGCCCCGCCGTAGACCAGATTTGCAATCGCTTCCTGATTCGCTGGCTGATGATCTGTCCGTCCCAGCGCGCTTGCTTGTTGCTGAGTGATGCGGTGCTTTCCAAATTGAGGCACAAGCGCTGCTGCGCTGTAGTTGAGGCTTTCTCTCAACCGTTCAAAACTCATTGACTCATGCCCGATTTGTGCAATAAACATGGCCTGGTCGAGTGGGGCGGTAATGTTAAATTCGCTCAGGGCCGCGTGAATGTGCGGATACCAGCGCGCAGCAAGGCTGGCGCTGATGCCAGCCGCCATCTGGAATTGTTTTTGGTTCATGGATTCCCTATAAGATTATTTATGCTGGGCCTTTTCCTGACTCCGGGATGGATCAAGGAAGTGTGCGACGTTTCCCCGTGCGTTATGCACAGCAATCGCGACAGAAATTAAAAGAAGGGTCTGAGGCCATCGGGTATCATTTATTGCACCACCAATTATCATGATCGCAATAGAACCAGATGCTCCCATCATTAATGTCGCTATGAACTGAATCCCCGCTTTAAATCGTGAACCTTTGCGCTCATACGTCAGCAGGCGAAAAAAAATATAGATGCTGGCGATGAGGTTCAGGCCCAGTAGAAATTTTTCGATTGTCATCTCCACCTCGTTAACAACTTGTTTATCGCTGCTTTCATCGCCTGCTTCATTGCGTCCGTAATCTCTCCTGGCAAATCTATCAGCATCTTTACTACTATCGCGCTCGCGGTCAGCGCACCAACAGGACGCTTTACGGTTACGCTTAATGGCGTTAATGCAGTCATCATGTCTGCGACAAACTGAGCGGCAAGTATCCCGGCTGCAAACGACGCAAAGAACAGCAGGCTTTTTGTCAGTTTTTTGAAGTCCTTATCCGTCATCACAAAAATGATTGAGCCGATGAACGCGCCGAGAATTACGCCTGTATCGGTATCACTCCATAAACCAACAGATGCCCCGCCGCCTAACGCCAGGCCACTAATCAATGCATTGCTCGCCATTACTTCTCCGTTGTTCACCTCAGCGGCAAACGCCGGGAACAAAAAAGCCCCTTTCGGGGCTTGCGTGTCTTTATGTTGTAAAGCTATGGTTGACTTTACATTGTATTGCTATTGTCTTTCTTTTATTTCTTCAACTGTCTGCATAAATCTTTCTTCGTTCATCTCAACGCCAATCGCCTCACATCCAAACTCAAGCGCTTCTTTTATCGTTGAGCCTGAGCCCATAAAGAAATCAGCAACGACCATTCCTGGTCGGCAACTACTCCTAATGATATGCCTCATTAGAGCGGCGGGTTTTTCACAGGGATGCTTTCCGGGGTAATACTGAACGGGAGGAAATCCCCATACATCTGTATAAGGAACATCAGCGGTTACGCTGAATGGACGGCGAAGGTTTTGGTACTGGGCTTTTAAGTCATCATATCGTGCCTTGATAACTTCATATTCCTGCCGCCGCTCATCATAGTTTTCAGCGCAGATTTTATACTCAAGGTTAAACGGCTCCGGGCAAGGAATCCCCTGCTCAGCAGCTCGTTCACTGAATAAAGTCTGCAACTTTGCGAAGTCTTCTGCTGACGGTAAGCGCCACTGTGAGTACGAGAACCAGTGCGAGCACATTTGCTTTCCGGTTACGCCGTTAATATCTGCTGCGGACACTCCCAGCGTCCTTCTTGCCGAAGCAAACAATTCAATGATCGGGGCGAATATATCTCGATGTAGGTCGGCGCATTTCGATGCATAGCCACTATTACCCTTTGCATACCCATCAGCACCATAATGTTCCGCAAAGATGATCCTCTCCGTTGCCGGGAAAAACGAACGTAAGCCTTCTTTATGTTGACGCTTCCACATACCACTCGGCTTTGCCCAAATTATGTGGCTCAGCACATTGAAACGGCTGCGAGTCAGAATTTCGATGTCAGATGCCAGTCGGGAGCCGGTGAACATATAAAGACTTCCGTTAGGCTTCAATACTCGCCAAAACTCTGTCAGAAACTCATCAATCCATGCGAGAAACTCAGCATCACTTTCCCACTGATTATCCCATACTGCCTGCTTTACACCAAAATACGGAGGGTCAGTAGCAATAAGGTCGATTGAGTTGTCAGGGAGTGTTTTGATGTACTGGAGGGAGTCCGCGCAAACAAGCTGCGCATTATTTATTTTAACTTGATTAACCATTTCCTGATTGAGTTGCCTGGTTTAAACTCACCGGGCGATGCGCATTCGCGGGTGGGCTTGGGTTCAGCCTATATCCTCTATGGGTTGACCGCCGGTGGAGCTGCAACTTCATCGGCCCCACTTTTTTCAGGCACAAAAAAACCGCCTTTCGGCGGTAGACTTTGCGGTTGACATAAAAACGCCAACTTAACGAAATCATACCAAATAAAGGGTTTGCCTACCACCTTTATTTTTCCATGGTTTTTATTGCCCTTATTTGTCTGTCAGTACATGCACTCCTGGGCGTCACTTAGTGTATCCATGACGGTGTTTAACTGTGTTACAACTTGCTCTTTATAAAGCGCGCCTTCTGCTGACTCGATAAGAAAGCGAGTGATTAACAATAAGTCACGCGCCCTGTCGAGCTTATCTTCAATTTTATCTACCTCCATTTTTCCAACCCCCTTGCTATGCGCTGCTTCATTTGCTGAATAAAATGCCGATGCCATTCTGGTTCTCCAAAGTAAACGTTATAAAATGTACTGTATATAAATACAGTTAAATTTACCTTATTTCCAGACGATTCTTGCAACAAAAGGAAGGCTTTTGTAATCAATTTATTTTTAGTGAAATCTTTATTAAAATTAATAACACTTATTATTTAATCTTAACAAGGAGGTCCGAGGGTCCAGTAAGACGCCAGCATCCTGGCTCCTTCTCGAAGTTGCAATCAACAGCTGGCAGCTGCTTGCCACATTTTTGGCACGTTTGCTTGTTGAGTGTATTAATTTTCCTCATTAGTTGCCTGTGGCTTTGGATGATAAGCAACGCGATCATTTCATTGCGTGAGTATGGCTGCTTTCCGGGTCTTCTCAGCGTACATAACTCATCGAGCATTCTGTTTTCATTCGGCTCTAGAATAAATTCACTCTTATTTTGATTGCTGGCCTTAACTCTATCCCGCCGAGCCTGTTGCCGTTCTGCCGCTGTCTTAGCCACCACTCCCTCCATATACATTCGCCATTTTCACTCCTAAGCGAATATCATCAAACTTTATATCGCCTGAAATCTTGCTATGCCTGAACGCTACCGCGAGAAACTCAAAGCACTGAGCGTCTGTCCATTCTGGAGCATTCTCCATCAATGGATTCATTACTTCTTCGACCTGCATCGCATAGCCGTGACGCGTCACGTTATGCAAAACATTATAAACCGCAAATAATTCCGTGCGCTCATCACCCACTTCCAAATCACTTGCGAGCCGATGGACTTCTGAGGCAAGAGCGCGGAGGCTTGCGAATGATTCGTCCTTGCTCAGTAGCAACGACTGACGCTCTGGATACTGTCCATCGGAAGCTGTAACCGCTGCTTTCCGGTATTGCTCCAGCTCTGCGCGGTCATTGCTGATGAAAGCAGGAGGTAGACCCAGCGGTGGTTTCCACCGTTCACCACCGTTCCAGGTAAATCCGTGGTGTTCGAGCGTTGCTACTGCTGCTTTGAATTGTGGTTCTGCGTCGGTTAGTGGCTGCGGGGCGGCGTAGAGCATCATCTGACGGCGTGGGTCAGCAAATTTATTGGCATCACCACTAATAGCGAACAGATAGCCACTGCCGCCATTCATTACATCACGCAGCTCGTCGGCATCAGTCCACGCCACCGGCTCCTGCTCCAACCCGGCAAGCAGCTGTTTCAGCGCAGCCAGAACTTTCGCGTCGTGTTCATCCAGGCCGAACGGGATGTCATCACGCGCGGTTTCCATTTCATCGATGGTCTGCTGTAGCCATTGCTTAGTTATTGTGGTCACTGCGGCACCCCTCCCGACACGCGAGCTTCAATCATGCCCCATACAACCTCATGCTCAGGCCAGTCGCTTTCGACGACAACACACGCCAGTTCATCTTTTCCGCGCTGCTTACGAACCTTTTTAACGGCCAGGGATGCATTATCTAAAGCATCAAGCGTCTCCGTTCCAAGTAAACCAGCGTTGAGCGCCGCCTCTATATCAGCAACCTTTAAAACAAAATAACGGCTTTCTCTTTTCATCACTCACCTCCCT